TGGAACGACCTCACCAACGAGCGCACCCCGGAGCTGCGCTGGCCACTGTCGATCCAGGTGTTCGACGACATGGTCCGCCAGGACGCGCAGGTCGGCTCGGTGCTCAACGCCATCGTCACGCCGATCCTTCGCACCGGCTGGCGCATCGACGGCTCGGGCTGCCGACCCGAGGTCGTCGCGCACGTCGCCGGCGACTTCGGACTGCCGATCGTCGGCCAGAAGTCCGACGTGCCGGCCGCCCGGCGCCGCGGGCGCTTCTCCTGGTCCGAGCACCTGGCCGTCGCGGTCCCCGACCACCTGCAGTTCGGGCACGCCGTCTTCGAGCAGCTCTACTTCCCGATCGTCCCGACCGACGAGGGCGGCGACGGCCTGTTCCACCTGCGCAAGCTCGGCTACCGTCCCGCACGCACGATCCGCAGGTGGAACGTCGCTGCGGACGGTGGCTTGATCAGCGTGCAGCAGTACGCGCCTCAGATGGCCGGCATGCAGCTCGTCGGCTTTCGCTCGATCGGCGACGAGCCCGAGCCGCTGCCGATCAACCGCCTGACGGTGTACGTGAACCGCGGGAAGGGCGGCAACTGGATCGGCGAGTCCGTGCTGCGCGCGGCATACAAGAACTGGATGCTCAAGGACCGCAACCTCCGTGTCGGGATGCAGTCCGTCGAGCGCAACGGCCTGGGCATCCCGGTGCACACTGCACAGAACGCCGAGCAGGACGCCACCGACGCCGGCCTGGAGATCGTGCAGGACCTGCGCGCCGGTGACAACGCCGGCGCCTCGCTGCCCAACGGCGCCAAGCTCGAGCTGCTCGGGCTCAGCGGCACGCTGCCGGACCCGCTGCGTTGGGTGCAGTACCACGACGAGCAGATCGCGCGCGCGGTGCTCGCCCACTTCCTGAACCTCGGATCGCAGACCGGCTCCTGGGCACTGGGCACGACGTTCGCCGACTTCTTCACGATGTCGATCCAGGCGGTCGCCGAGAACATCCGCAGCACCGCGACCAAGCACATCATCGAGGACCTCGTCGACATCAACTACGGTCCCGACGAGCCCGCGCCCCGTCTCGTGTTCGACGAGATCGGCTCGCGCCAGGAGGCGATCCTTGCGGCGATCTCACAGCTGATCACCTCCAAGGCGCTGACCCCGGACCCCGAGCTCGAGAAGTGGATCCGCACCACCGCAGGCCTGCCGCCCATGGAGGGCGACGACGGCGCCGGCAACCCGACCGCCGCGGCCACAGCCCGCGCGGCCGCCGAGCTCGTCCAGAAGATCTACCTCGGCGTCGGCCCGGTCGTGTCGCAGAAGGAAGCGCGCAACATCATCCGCCAGGCCGGCGTCACCCTCGACGACGACCAGGCGGCCGAGCTCGCCGCCGCGCTCGCGGCGAAGAGCGCAGCCGCCGTCCCGTGACCTGCACGACGGCAACGAAGGAGCCGGAATGAACCGAAAGTGGTCCGCGACCCGCTACTGGGGCGACCGTGAGCTGCCGACCGCCAAGGCCGACTTCTTCAACGTCGTCACCACCCTGGCACCCGGCGGCGACGACGCGATCGCCACCATCCGCATTTTCGGGCCCATCGACTCCTGGGGCGGATTCTGGGGCGTCTCCGCGAAGGACGTGTCCGAGGCACTCGACGGACTGCCCGCAACCGTCACCGGCATCAACGTGCGGCTCAACTCGCCCGGCGGCGAGGTGTTCGAGGCGCTCGCGATCCTGAACCTGCTGCGCGCCCACAAGGCCACGATCACTGCGGTGGTCGACGGCCTGGCCGCCTCCGCTGCCTCGGTGATTGCCGCGGCCGCCGACGAGACCGTGATGTCCCCCGGCACGCAGCTGATGATCCACTCGCCGCTCTCGTTCGACTACGGCAACGCCACCGAGCTGCGCAAGACCGCCGAGGTCCTCGACTCGATCGAAGCCTCGCTGATCGAGATCTACCAGGCCAAGGCCGGCGACCACGACTGGACCGCGCTCCTGGCCGACGAGACCTGGTTCACCGCCGCGCAGGCCGTCGAGCTCGGCCTCGCCGACCGCGTCGCCGTGATCCCCGACGCGGGCGAGGCCGTCACCGCCGGCGGCGACGACGACGACGAGCCCACCCTCGTCGTCGTCCCGCTCGAGGCGGACGACACCGCCAGTACCAGCGCCCGAGGCCTCGCCTACCTGCGTTCCAAGAGTCTCCCGGCCGCGTCCGGGCAGATCCCCAACCGAAAGGAGCCGACCGTGTCCGACACGATCGCACCCGCCGTCCAGCCGGACAGCGGCGCCACGGAGGAGCCGACCGTGACCGCGGCCGCCTCTGACACCGTCCTCGTCGACCGCGAGGCCTTCACCGAAATCCAGACCGGCTACCGGGACCTCGCCGCCTTCAAGGCGCGCAAGGACCGCGAGGACCGCGAGCAGCTCGTCGACGACGCGATCAAGGCCGGCAAGTTCGCCGCGTCCCGCCGCGATCACTTCCTCTCGCTCCTCGAGCTCGACCCCGAGGGCACCGCGGCCACGATCGCCGAGCTCGAGGAGAACGTCATCCCCGTCGCCGAGCTCGGCTTCGACGCCGGCGGCGACACCGTCAACCAGACCGACCAGGACGCGGCGTTCGACGCCTTCGCGTCCCGCATGGGCATCAAGTAAGGAGATCCCGATGGGCAACTACCTCCCCAAGCACCTCGCCGGCGACAAGATCAGCCTCGTCGCCACGGCAGCGATCACCGGCGGGCGCCTCGTGGGCGCCACCGGCGCGCACGCCGCTGCCGACAGCAAGATCGTGATCGGCGTCGCCGGCCACGACGCCGCGAGCGGCACGTCCGTCGTCGTCTTCCACGGCGGCGTGCAGTACCCGCTCGCCGCGGCCGACATCGCCGCCGGCGCCCTGGTGAAGGCGGCCGCCGACGGCAAGGTCACGACCTACACCGCCGGCACCGACGACGCCGAGGAGCTCGTCGGCGTCGCGCTCGAGGCATTCCTCGCCGACGCGACCGGCCCCGTCAAGTTCTTCCGCTGAGACCCCGAAGGAGATCCCAGAACATGAGCACCTACGCTCCCCCCACCCCGACGCTGAGCGGCGACAAGCTCACCGTCTCGTACCTGCTGAACAACCCGCTCCTCGTGCAGCGCCTCCTGCGCACGCTCGTCGAGCGCCGGCTGATCGGCGGCCGCATCCTCACCGGTCGGGTCGACATGACCGGCACGGGCGCCGCCATCTACGAGACGAGCGAGCCGATCGACGTCGACCGCGACGCCGAGATCATCGACCAGCTCGCCGACTACCCGCTGGTCACCGACCAGGGCGCGACGACGAACCTCGCCGCGAGCCTCAAGCGCGGCTTCAAGGCGCTCGTGTCCGACGAGGACGTGTCCCGCAACCGGCTCGACGTGGTCAACCGGAAGCTCATCAAGATGACCAACCGGATCGTCACGCAGTTCGACGCGCTCGTGCTGTCGGCGGTCGGCTCGGCCGTGTCGCAGACGCAGGCCGCGGCCGCGGCGTGGAACACGTCGAACGCCGATCAGTTCCTCGACCTGCTCCTGTCGGGCGCGAAGATCGAGACGCTCGACGAGGGCTACGAGGCCAACACGGTCGTCGCCAAGCCGGAGAAGTGGGCACGACTCGTCGCGACCATCGCGAAGATGTTCGCGGCCGCGATCGACCCGTCCACGCTGCGCACCGGCACGATCTTCGAGATCGCGGGGCTCACGCTGCTCAAGTCGCCGCGGATGCCCTCCGGCACGGACGTCATCGTCCTGGACAACACCCAGCTCGGCAGCATCGGCTGGGAGGACCTCGGCGGCAACTACGACGGCGACCCGTCCGACCCGCTCGGCGTCGAGTCGTTCGTCAAGCACGACGACGACAACGACGCCTGGAAGATCCAGATGCGCAAGGTCGGGGTGCCGATGGTCCAGGAGCCGGGCGCGGCCGTGAAGGTGACGGGGGTCTGATCATGGCGAAGCCGGACACCTACAAGAGCGCCGCCCCGCTCACCCTCGTCAAGGACAGCGAGGGCCGCTACCTCCACGTCTACAAGGGCGCGCCGGTCCCGGCCAGCGCCGACCCCGACGACGTCAAGCGCCTCCTCAAGGAGGGCTACCTGGAGGCCGACATGCCCGCGACCGCCAAGACTTCGACGGGCTCGCGGGCGTCGGGATCCCGGTCCTCGCGCTCGACGAAGCCGGCGGACACGAACTCGCCCGCCGACGAGGGGCCGGTCGCCCCGACCGGCACGCCCGACGCGGCTGCCGCGGCGCAGCCCTGAGAGATCGAGGAGTGACGATGGCGAAGTTCATCGCGAAGGTGCCCGTCGTCGTCCGCGTGGACGGCTCGCCCGTGCGGGTCGAGCCGTCCACGCCGCTCCCCGACGGCGTCGCGGAGGTCGAGCTCGCGCGGCTAGTCCGCTTCGACGCGATCGCCGAGGTGCCGGACGAGCCAGCGACCCCGCCGGACGAGAAGGCACCGCCGTCGCCGCGCAAGCCCCGCGCGCCGAAGCCCGACAAGGAGTAGTCGGTGGCGCTGGAAGGCCTCGCGGCGGCGCTGCAGAAGTCGATGGTCGGCACGCTGCTGATCGAGCGCGACCCTGGGATTCTGGACCGGACCTACGGCTCGCCGCCCGGGCCGCTCTGGGACGCGTACGTCACGCAGATCGCGGCCGAGGTCATCACTGTCGTTGGCGCCGACCCGACGGCCGGACCTGTGCGGGACCTCGCCGTGCAGTGCCTCGCCTACGGCGTCGCCTCGCAGATCGAGTACGCACAGTTCCCCGAACAGCAGACCGCCGGCAACGTCGGCCGCGGCTGGTTCCTCAAGCAGAAGTACAACGAGCTGCTCGCAATGCTGCGCACCATGCCCACCGGGGCCGCGGGCGTGCGCACCAGCGTGTCCAAGGCGAGCTTCCCGCCGGCACGACCCTGGCCCGACCCGATCCGCGAACGGCGCTGACGTGCCCGAGGTGACGATCGTCTGCGGCCCGCCGTGCGCCGGAAAGTCCACCTACGTCGACGAGCACTGCGAGCCCGGCGACGTGGTACTCGACTGGGACACGATCGTGGAGGACCTCGGATTCGCGCCGCGGCAGCATCTGGTCGAGCCGGCGCTCATCGACGTCATCTCGATCGAGTGGCGCCGCCGCCTCGCCACTGCGCTCGAGCAGCCCCAGCACGTCTGGGTCATCCACGCGAAGCCGGCTCGCGCGATCACCCCGCTGGCGACGTCGCTCGACGCCGATGTGGTGGAGATCTCCGCCCCGCTTGAGGTGCTCATCGCCCGCGCCGCCGAGCGCCCTCACCCGGCCGAGCACCGAGCCCGCATCCTCGCGTGGCACAACCGCTACAACCGTCGACGTCGGAGGTGAGCAATGGCCCGCGCCGCGATGCGGCTCAGCGTCACGCTGAACGCGACCCAGACCCAAGACGAGGTCGAGCACATCTCCGGGAAGCTCGAGGATCGTCGCTGGATCCTCGAGCAGCTCGGCGACGCCGCCCACGACTACGAGGTCGAGCTGCTGCGCCACGACGGCGCTGTCGACGGTCGCAAGCCCTGGAAGCCGCTCAAGCCGTCCACGATCGCGCTCAAGGGCAACGATCAGCTGTTCCGCGGCACCGGCAAGCTGCTCGCCGCCCTCCTGGCGAAGCCGAAGCTGACCACCGCCTCAGCGAACATCCGCGGACCGGAGTACGCCGTGATGCTCGCGGGCGGCCGGTACCCGAAGCACTCGAGCACCGGTAGCGGCCGACGCTCGGGATGGACAGGCCTCGGCGGTTACATGCCACGCCGAAACCCAATGCCGATGCCGTCGCGTCGTCGGGTCGAAGCTATCGTCGCGAGTCTGCTCGAGGGTGTCCTAGGCACGTCCGGCCAGCGATTCGGTCCGCGCGGCGTAATGCTTGGCGGCCTGCGATGAATGCGCAGCTGATCCCGAATCTGAAGACCGCGGCCGACCTGGTGCGCGGCGTGCAGGACCACCTCGAGCTGCTCGTCCCTGCGCTGCTCGAGATCGTCAACCCGCGCCGCGCCGCCGCCGGGCGTGTCCAGCTCGAGCCGGTCGGCACCTGGCAGGTTGTCCCGGACCTTGACGCGATCGCCGCGGCCGCGTTGCCGGCGATCGCGATCCAGGCGCCATCTGTGCGCGCCGTGCCTGTGCGCTCTGGCGCTGGGAAGCTCGACGCGACCTGGGACCTGTCGGTCGGGATCTTCGACCGCGGCGTCGACCACCTGGACACGCAGGACCGCGTCGAGACGTGGGCGGCGATCATCCGCGCGGCCGGCCTGCTCGCCGGCTCCCTCGGCGGGCTGATCAGCAAGCTCAGCTGGCAGGGCGAGGCGTACGCGCTGCTGCCGGACCGCGCGCAGGCGCGCACCATGGCCGGCGCCGAGGTCATGTTCGAGATCACCGCACCGGACGCCATCGACCTCGAAGGCCTCCGTCAACTCGTCGCACCCGATCCCATCGTCACGGCCACCGAATCGGCCATCGAGCCCACCGCCCACTAGGAAGGACCCGCGCAATGTCGCGACCCCAGGTAACCGTCAACGTCACCGGAGCTCTGCCGGACGCCATCGCGGCGACCGACACCGGCGTCCTGTTCTTCGTCTACGCCGGCGCCGCCGGTCCCGCGACCCCGACCGTGTGCCGCTCGGCCGCGGACGCGGTGGCCGCCTCCGTTCCGACCGCGACCGCGGCGTGGGTCGGTGACGCGATCGCGCAGGGCGCGACCTCCGTCATCGTGTTGCGCGCCACCGCCGAGGACGCCGGCGAGGTCACGGAGGCAGAGTGGGACGCCGCGCTCGCGGTCCTCACGCCCTCCTACGGTCCCGGCCAGGTCGCCATCCCCGGCGTGTCCAGCAGCGCCGCATACTCCGCACTGCTCACCCACGCTGCCGCGAACCCGGCCCGGGTCGTGCTCCTGGACGTGGCGTCGGGCGCTGCCGCGGCAGCGATCGAGACCGCGGTCGCGGCGGTCGCCGCCGACGCGGGTGCCGAGCGCGCCGCGGTGATCGCGCCATGGGTCGTCTTCCCCCAGGTCGGCGGAGGCACCCGCAGCACGCCCGGCTCCGTCGTGGCTGCCGGGCTTGCGGCCCGAAGCGACGCGGCGACCGGCAGCGCGAACAACGCGCCGATCTTCGACCAGGGCCGCAACGCCGGCCGCATCATCGGCGCGACGGGCCTGGTCACCTCGTTCACGGACGATGACGTCGACGACCTCTACGACGCCGGCGTGAACGTGTTCCGCCTCTGGAACGGCGTACACACCCTGACCGGCTGGCGTGCGGCGTCCCCGGACCTCCGCTGGAAGCCGTTCGGCGTCGGCCGTCTCACCATGCAGCTGTCGGCTGGCGTCGACGCCGTGATGAGCCAGTACCTCGGACGTCCGATCGACGGCAAGGGCTATCTGTTCGCGGAGATCGAGGGTGCGCTGACCGGCTACCTGCAGCCGCTGCACGACCTCGGCGCGCTCTACGGCGCCACGCCCGCGGAGGCGTTCGGCGTCGTGTGCGACTTCACGAACAACTCACCCGCCTCGATCGCCGCCGGCGTCGTCAACGCGGCCGTCGCCATCAAGGCGTCGAGCGCCGCCGAGCAGATCGTCATCAACGTCATCACCAGCCTCGCCGCCTGAAAGGACCCCTGGCCATGAGCTCCAAGTCGCAGACCCTCATCACCGTCCAGGCTGACCGGGTCAGCCTCGGCGTGTGGGACACCCGCTCCGGCGGCGAGACCACCGCCGCCCTCAGCAAGTACCGGCCCGGCGGCGGCGGCGAGGTGCTCGACTCCGTCCCGGCCACGCAGGGTGATGTCACCGTCACGCGCCGCTTCGACGCCGCGCGCGACAACGACCTCGTCAAGGACCTGCGTACGCGCGTCGGCCGTGCAGTGATCACCATCTCCGAGCAGCCGCTCGACGACGACGGGGTCAAGCTCGGCAAGCCCACGACCTGGTCGGGGAAGCTGTCCTCGATCACGGCGGATGACGCCGACTCCAACAGCGACGACAACCGCATGGTGACCCTCGTCGCCGTGATCACGAAGGTGGCATGACCATGACCGACGACCTCGACATCGACCAGCGGCCCGTCTCCGCATCGACCCCCGCCCCGATCGGCAGCGCACTCGCCTCGCTGCGCGCCGAGCGGGAGAAGGCAGCCGAGAAGCTCTACCTGGACCTGCCGGTCCCGCGCTACGACAACCTGCACATCCGCGTGCAGCCGATCGAGCAGGCCGACGTGAAGCGCATCGGGGAGCGGTTCAAGAAGTCCCGCGACCAGGAGGCGCCCGTCAAGCAGGCGGCCACGATCGTCGCGACGGCATGCATCGGGATCTTCAGCCGAGGTGAGAACGGCGAGCCGCTCGGGGACCCGTCGGAGTGGCCGACGTTCGACGCCGAGGTCGCCGCGGCGATCGACCGGCCCGACCTCACCCGCGCCGTGGACATCGTCCGTGCCGTCTACCTCACGGACGGCGACATCATCGCCACGCAGGTGCGCATCGGCGAGTGGTCGGGCTACTCCACAGAGCAACTCGACTCGGAGTACTCGGGAAACTGAGCGGCCACCCCGCCGTCCGCGCGGCGGCGGTGGCCTCCCTCTACGGCTGGAACCCGATCGAGTTCCTGGCTCTGACGCCCGAGGACGCCCGCATCGCGCTCGCCGTGCTCGAGCAGCGCACGCGCATCCAAGAAGACGTCGACCGCACCCGCGCCGACTACCTCGCCGGCCGCACAGCCGAGCGCCTGGTCCCGCCGCTGATCCGCTGGCTCGCCCGCAACCTCCCGAAGCTCACGCCGAGGGTCTGATCCAGGAGGCCGCCGATGTCCACGGTGCTGATCTCCTGGAAGTCGTCGGGCTCCGAGAAGGCTGCGAGTGACGCGAAGCGGATCCGCAAGCCCCTCGAGGACGCCGGCGACGGCGGCAAGAAGGGCTCGAAGGGGCTCAAGCAGTTCGCCAACTCGATGGCCGACCTCAATGCGAAGTCGACCAAGTGGACCGACATCGCGGTCGGGTCGTTCGCCGGCATCGCCGCGTTCGAGGTGCTCAAGCGGGCGGGGGACTTGATCGGCGGGACCGTCGCCGCCGCATCGGATCTGGCCGAGGCCGGTACCGCTGTCGAGGAGGTCTTCGGCCCCGCGTACGCCCGACTCGACGCGTGGGCCAGCGGCGCGAATCGCGCCATCGGTCAGTCGAAGCTCGAGGCGCTGAACGCCGCGAAGACGTTCGGGGTGTACGGCCAGTCCGCGGGACTTGCCGGCGAGGCCAACGCGGACTGGTCGACCACGCTGGTGCAGACCGCCAGCGACCTCGCATCGTTCCACAACGCCGACCCGTCGGACGTCGTCGAAGCGCTCGCGGCCGGGATCCGGGGCGAAGCCGAGCCTCTGCGCAAGTACGGCATCCTGCTGTCCGAGACGGCGATGCAGCAGGCCGCCCTCAACCTCGGCATCTCCGACGGCAAGCGACCGCTGACCGACCAGGAGAAGATCCTCGCTCGCCAGGCCGCGATCCTCGCCCAGGTCGGCTCCGCCCAGGGCGACTTCGCCAAGACCTCCGACGGGCTCGCGAACCAGCAACGGATCTTCGCCGCGAGCATGACCAACGCCCAGGCGGCGATCGGCACGTTCTTCCTGCCGATCCTGCAAGAGGCGATGAACTGGATCAACGACAACGCGGTCCCATTCCTCGAGCGGCTAATCGATGCCTGGAACAACAACGAGGGAGCGATGGGCGTCGCACGCGGCGCGTTCGAGACGATGCACGACGTCGTCGTCGCCGTGTTCACCTGGATCGGCGAGCACTGGGACGTGCTGAAGTACCTCGCCATCGGCATCGGAATCGTCGCCGCCGTCATCGGGGTGTGGACTGTCGCCCAGTGGTTGCTCAACGCCGCCCTGACCGCCAACCCGATCGGCATCATCATCGTCGGCATCGGGCTGCTCGTCGGCGCGATCCTGTGGCTCGTCGCCAACTGGGACACCGCGATGGCCTGGCTCGGCGAGCTCTGGTCGCAGGTCGCCGGCTGGTTCGACACCTACATCATCCAGCCGCTGCGCGCCGCCTTCGAGGCCGTCGTCGGCTGGTTCCGCGACTCCGTCATCAACCCGATCATCTCCGGGCTCGAGTCGATGATCAACTGGGCAATCGACATCATCAACGGCCTGACCGGCGGAATCAACGCGGCCTCTGGGTGGCTCGGGATCCCGCCCATCCCGGCGATCGAGCATGTCGTCTTGCAAAAGCTCGCGACCGGGGGCGACGTCGAAACCGGCCGGCCGTATATCGTCGGCGACGCCGGCGTGCCGGAGCTGTTCGTGCCCGGCGCCGATGGCCACGTCTTCCCCCGCGTGCCGTCCATGCCGGCGCCGAGCTTCGAGGACATCGCCGACCAGCTGCCCGACGTCGAGCTCGTGACCGGGCAGAGCGGCGGCGGGCAGACCGTGATCCGCCTCGAGATCGACGGGAAGGTCCTCATGGAGTGGATCCTCGATGAGGCCGACGACGCGGAGGCGCGGAAGTGAGTGACCTGCTCGTGCATCTACGGCAGGTCGACCCTGCCGGTCCGCAGCTGCACTTCAATCTGATCGACCTCGACCAGGAGGCCGGCGGCGTTGCCCGGTGGAACACGTTCGACCGCAACTTCCAGAAGGACGGGATCATCTGGGTCGGTCAGTCGCTCAGCCTCTACACGCTGCCGCTGCGCCTCGACGGCTACTCGAGTGATCCGGTGCGCTCCGTCGAGGCCGACATCCGCACACTGCAGTCGTTCGGTCGAATGGTCGCCGGGTCGACCCCGCCGCGGCTCGGGCTGACCGGAAACGTCAGTACGCCGGCGTCGATGCGATGGGTGATCACCGGGCTTGAGTGGGGGCAGGCGATCCGCGACGAGAACGGGCAGCGCCTGCAGCAGGACGTCGTCGTCGAGCTCACCGAGTTCGTCCAGCTCACCCCGCAGGGCTGGGCCGAGGCCGCAGCGAATCTGATGGGCTGATGCGCCAGCTCGAGATCTCCGACGCCGACCGGCCACACCGCGCGCTCGCGCTCGAGGCGACGGCGGTGCTCATCACGACCACCGTGGACGGCGCCTCAACGATCGAGGTGGAGATCCCCGACCCCACCCGCGCCCACCTCATCGGCGTTCCGGGGACCGGCCTGCGCGCCGCCTTCCAAGGTCGCCCCTGGACGCAGGTCACCGTCGACCGTCGCGGCACCGACCTGGTGCTGGGATTCGAGGACGCGCTCGTCGCGCGGCTGCGCACGCTCACCGAACCCTTCGTGCTGACCCAGCCCGTCACCGCAGAATCGGCGATCCGGCGCCTGGCGCCCGACGTCGAGCTCGAGCTTGACCCGACGATCGGCTCCCGCAGGGTCGCTGGTATCGGCCGCTCGATCACCGGCACGACGGACTCGTGGCGTGAGCTCGGCGCGCTCGCGACGCGGCTTGGAGCTCGCGTCATCGCCCTCGGTGACCGACTGCGGTTCGGCACTGACCGATGGCTGTGTCGCTCGCCGGCACGCACCGTGCGCGAGAACACCGACCACGTCGGCCGTGTCCGGTTTCACCTCGACGCCGCCTTGCCGACCGACCGTGCGCACCTGGACGTTGACGCTGGGTGGGACCTCGACGCCGGCGACGCGATCGCGCTCGCAGGCTGCGGCCCGGCCGATGGGGCCTGGCTCATCGCGGAATGGTCGCGCCGCCTCCCCCACGCTGGCACGACCAAGGTGCGGCTGACCCGATCGAAGGAGTGAGATGGCGTTCAAGGACCTCGGCGTGCCACTGGACGAGCCCACGATCATCACCTCGATCCTCACCGGTATCGCCGAGCGCATCCCGGGCTGGACCCCCTCGGAGGGATCACCGGAAGTCGCACTCGCGGAGGAGATCGGCCACCAGATCGCGCGACTCAACCAGCTCGCAGTCCACGCGGGGCGCAACGCGGTAGTGGCGATCGCGGCCGCATTCGGCTTCGAGACGATCGGAGGCACCGCAGCCGCCTTGCCGGCCGTGACCCTCCTGCTACAGCTGCCCCCGTCAGCGTCGCCTGAGCCGTTCTCCCAGGAGATCACGATCCCTGCGGACTTCCAGATCGCCGTCGGCGACAAGGCCTTCACGATCGACCACGCGACCACGGCGACCGTCGCATTCTCCGAGGTACTGACCGGCGCACAGACGGGGTACTGGCAGGGCACCATGAGCGCGGACTTCACCGCATTCCTGCCCGGCTCCGACTCCGACGTTGGCGGCCCGGGCGTCGCCGCCAGCGTGCTCACGGCCTCCCAGGTGGTCATCGGCGCGACGCTGAGCGCGGCCGCGGCCGGCGGCATCGACCCGGAGACCATGGAGCAGTACCTCGGGCGCTTTGTCACCTGGATGTCGACGCTGCGTCCCGGCGGAGTCCGCGCCGACGAGATCGCCCGCTACGCCTCGACGATTGCCGGCGTGCACCGCGCGATCGCCCTGGATCGCTACGACCCGTCAGACCCCGGCACGCCCGCCGACCGCACGGTCACCGTGATCCCGATCGACGTGCACGGCGCAGACCTTGGACCGTCGGTCAAGACCACGCTCGAGACCGCGCTCGAGCAGATCCGCGAGGTCAACTTCGTGTTCCACGTCATCGACCCGACCCGCAACGACGTTGCGCTGGCGGTCACCGTCGTCAAGGATCCCGCGTTTGCCGACGCCGCGGTGCAGGCGAACGTGAGCGCCGCGATCGCTGCGGCGATCGACCCGGCCGTGTGGGGCACCACCCCAGGACAGCCGACCAGCTGGCAGGAGCGCGACACGCTGACAATCGTCGACGTCGCGATCGCCGCGGCGGGCGCTGAGGGCGTGGCCGCCGTCACGGGGGTCACGATTGACGGCGACGCCGACCCTGTCGCGCTCGACGGTCCCGGTGCGCTGATCTCCGCCATTGGCGCCGGCACGACGTTGACGGTGACGATCGCATGATCTCCGCTGATGCGCTGGCGGGTCTCGGCCCGACCTTCGCTGCGCAGGCCGGCGAGCTGCTCGCGCCGCTCGTGGAGGCCATGACGGCACCTGGCGAGATCGCAGCCGAATCGCTGGAGCTCGCCGGCTCCGGTTGGGCGGCCATGCTCGACGTGCACAAGGCGGCCGATCTCGTCTGGCTCGCGCAGCTGACCGGCGCCACCCTCGATCCAGGGAACCCGGCGCAACAGCGTGCGCAGTTGCTCGCTCACGAGGCCTGGTCGCGCGGCACCGTGCGGGCGCTGCGCGCGTCGCTCGAGACCGCGCTGACCGGCTTGAAGCGCGTCCTTATAAGCGAGCGCGAGGACAATCCGTGGCGCACAAGCATCCGCGTCTACGAGTCGGAACTTCCCCCTGGCACCACCATCGACGATATCGCCGCGATCGCCGAACGCAACCGGCCGGCGGGGATCACCTTCAGCTGTGCCGTGATCACGGAGGAGTCGTACGCCTCCGTCGAGGTCAGCGCTGAAACCTACGCGGCCGCCGAGGCGTCCGCTGGCACCTACGCCACCGCCGAGCCCTAGGAGCACACCAATGTCGACGCAAACCGCGAAGGGCTTCCCCTACCCGCAGGACGTGGATCTCGACAAGCCCCGACTGGACATCGAGGCACTGGCAGAGTTCCTCGACGACATCCCCGGCGTACGCATCCTCACCACATCGCAGCGCGACGCGCTCGCGACCCGCTGGCCGGGCATGGTCATCTTCAACACGACCACCGGCCGGCTCGAGCAGACGGCGTCTGGCAGCGGCACCGACTGGCTGCATGTCGCTGCCTGGTCGGCGATCACCGGTAAGCCGGCCACGTTCGCCCCGTCGCCCCACACGCATGACGCGGGCGACATCGCGACCGGCACACTCACGGCCGCCCGCCTGCCCATCGTCCCGATCAGCAAGGGCGGAACCGGCGCGAGCACGGCCGAAGCGGCGCGCCTGGCGCTCGGGCTCGGCACCTTGGCGACCAAGTCCTCGGCGTCGCTCACTGCCGATGTCGCCGGCGTGCTGCCGATCGCGAACGGTGGCACCGGCGCATCGACCGCGACGGCGGCGCTCCAGGCCCTCGGGCTGACCGCCACCGCAACCGAGCTCAACCGCCTCGCCGGAGTCACCTCGTCGGTGCAAGGACAGCTCAACGCGAAGGCAGCGGCCGCCCACGCGCACTCCGCAGCGGATGTCACGAGCGGCATCCTCCCACTCGTGCGCGGAGGCACCGGCGGTTCCACCGCGGCCGCCGCACGGAGCGGACTTGGCATCACGGCCGGCACCGCCGCCCCGGTCAACGGGCCGCCCGGAAACATCTACTTCAGGTACTAGGAGGCCACCATGGGCAAAGTCAGTTTCCGCGACGCCAACGCGACGATCTCCTGGCCAGTGCTCGACACGAACGGTAACCAAGTCGGAGTGGACGTTACGCCAGCCGGAACCGTGTTCACGTTCGAGTGGTCGCCGCTGTTCGGCAAGTACGGCGTCGACTTCGATCCCGGACCGAAGATGCGCGCCGGGTTCTACTCGGAGGAGGAATTCCACAACACCTTCATCGTCGTAGAGGAGTAAGCGTGGCGGACTTCTATGCCACGTTCGACGGCAACTCGTCCTACCGCGCGCACGCGACGATCGTGCAATCGTCGCAGGACCAGGCCGGGAACTACTCGACCGTGTCGGGTCAGGAGTTCGTGGAGAAGTTGGCCGGCAGCGGATACGCCACTTCCGCGACCGGGAACTACGGCGGGATCTCCGGTGACATCACGATCCCCGCTGACGGGTGGGCCCCCTACGACTTCAGCCAGTATGCGCAGAAGCTCATCGGCTCTGGCTCACGCAACGTCAACCACGACCCTGACGGAACGAAGACGGCGTCGGGCGCATTCGGCGCGTCGGACGCACACGGCGGCAACTTCGGATTTGCGTCAGGTTCCTGGGCGCTCGGGCTAACCCCGATCCCTCGAGGAGGCTGGCTGATGGACTCCAACGGCGTCCCCCGCCGCGCCGTCGCATATGTCAACGACGCGGCCGGAGTTCCCCGCCCGGCTCTCCCCTACGTCAACGACGCGTCGGGCGTGCCACGACTGGCGACATTGTGAGCATCGACGACCTGGTTCACCGCCGGCCGCCCGCCGTGCAGCTCGAGACGATCGCCGCACAGATAACGCAGGTCTCGCCCGCTGGGATATTCGTCACGCCGATCGGCACCGCGCATCAGGTGGGCCCGTGCATGGGGCTCAAGCACCGCATCCGCCGGCTGCCATCGCGCAAGTCCATCAGCGCCTCGAGCGGGGCACTCGCGGCCGCCGCCGAGGCAGAGCTACAGCTGGTGCTCCCAGCCGCAGGCGTCATCGCTCGTGTCTCGGTGAGCTCACCGGCGCGCGTGCGCCTCTACGACCAGGCGG